AGGAACTAAGGTAATAAACAAACAGTACTGTTAAATAGGCTACTCTAACGATTCCTTTGCAAAAAACTTGAAATAAGAGCTAAGACATTCCATAGCCAGATTATTCTTATTCTGAATTTCTTTACTCTTTTGAACTCTCCGCCTTCAAACTCAATCTCTACATACGAACTTTTAAGTTGAGCCCTTTTATTTGGCGACATATCACAACCCAATATATTTATCGCAATTTCTGTGTACCTCTTTTCTAATGTTACTTCATTCATGTTTGAAATTATTTCGTAATTCTGTATTTCGTTGATAGATAAATTTTTGTTTTGTTGCATAAGTAATATCGTGTTTTGAGCTTCTTTACATATTTTAAAATGTGTTATTGAATCAATATCATACTTAGTAAATATAATCATCAAGTCTACTGTGCTATAGTACTTTACAAATCTTGTTTTCATCATTTTATACTCCTTTATTTTTGTTTTTAATTGCTTTACAAGATATAAAACTATTGTACAAACTGTACAAAATATACTATTTATACACAAATCAATACCTTTTTTTATGTATTATTTTTACTATTTGTATATATTTAGGAGTTAAATAGGAGTTAAATAGGATTAAAAAAAAAGAGCTTTACACCGAAGCTCTTTCTATCTTGTTTTGTTTAGTTAAAACTGTATTATCTACTGTTGTCTTTGGTTTTAACCAATAATCATCAATGGTAACTTTAACAGGTATGTATGCCACTAAAACTAACATTTCAGTTTCTTCTTGTTCTCTCTTCTCCATTTTTTTACTCCTTTTTTATATGTATTATATTGCCTACATATACAACATATCATGCAAAAAAGGAGATTACAACAAACTTTTCGCCAACGCTCTAAATTTATCGCCAACGGCATTATTTTTGACTAAAATACCATCTTTTTTAGTTGTAAAATACCATTGTAATTACAAACATGTAAATCATCAATCGTCGTATCTACGATAAATGTTAGTAATAAAAAACTATCTTTTTCTTCTATTTTTATATTTATTTCTTTGGGGTTTCTTTTATTTATTGTTTGTAAGGTGTCCCTGATATCATTAATCACTTTATCCGCCATCACTGTATCGTTAACTTTTGATTGCGATTTTAACTTAATATCAGCATTAATAGTAATATCATACTGTAAATAATCAAATATCAAACGGCTAAGGTGTAAATCAAAATAATAATTACCAGTATCAACGTTAAAGTTCGGACAAAGTATTTTGGATACATAATCTTTTGCTACATCAGCGACCTCCACCGCCCCTGTATCTTTAGCCTTATGCATGACACTTAACATATAATATTTAAACATATGGTTAACACGCTCTAATTTTTGACTATAAGTATCTTTTAAGTGTTGTTGTTTTAATTGATGATCCTTTTGCAGTAACATCTTTTGATAATTAATCGCACGTTGTAAAAAGACAAACATCAAAATAGATAAAACTATAATCCCTACACTTAATATATAATCCGATGCAACAGCATCCATCCGTAACAAAGGTTGTATAAGTACATGGGATAGTATCATAACTAACCCAACACCTACATTAAAAATAAATATAGTGCTGCTATCTGCCTCTACTCTAGCCGTCTTAGCAAACAATAACATAATGATAATACTCATCAGCTTAGACACAAAAATAGCTAAATTTAAATAGTTTTGCACTGGGATACTTACTGCGGTCAATAACAGCAACGATATAATGTTAGACAGCATTATAATATATATAGCCGTTTGTGATGCAAAAAAGTATAATTGATTGTCCTGTCTAAATACTAAAAATTGATACATATATAATAATATGGATAATATAGCAGTTTGGCTAAACCAATCAGATTGACCTTGTAGAGTAAATAACATCTGTGTCCCAAAACAAATTGCAAAAAACAAATAGGTCAATCGATTTATTTTTATAGAGTGGTATCTAGTAACAAAAATCACTAATACAAAAGACTCGACAATATTAATTATAATGTTAGCCATGACGCAAACACCAGTATCTATGATACTCTACAATGTCACGTACATATGTTTTGCCTATTTTTAATGCAGTACCGTCTTTTAATATAACCTCTTTGTTTATCACATCATCAACGTATCTAAAATTTACAATACACGTCCTATGTATCTTTACAAAATCAAACTCATCCAATAAGGTTAAAGTATTATTTAAAGTGTAGTATACCTCTTTTACGGTATTATCATCAAAAAACATCCTTACATAATGATCATTGGATTTTATGTACATTATATTGTTGATATTAACAGTCTCGTTATTAAAACTTACATTTGTAACATGTCTAAATCTCGCCTTTTGCAACATGTAATTAACTATTTTAATGTCTTTATCAAGATGTGTTTTACGCACGAAATGTAACGGATCAGCCATAAATGTATCGTGCATCCTTTGTGTTTTATTACTACAAAAAAACAACAAAGGCTTATCTGGTCTTTTGTTTATAACCTTTGCCACATCAATACCATCTATACTTGTTGCTAAATCTATGTCCAAAAAAATTAAGTCAATTTTTATTTTTGCCAATTTTACACTATCATAGTGTGTAAATATTAATATCTCTTTATCATCAAAACCAAAATATGATATTAATAATTGTTTTAAATACTTTAAAAAAACCTCGTCATCATCAATAATAACTATATATCCGTTATTTATCATGCTAACATCTCCCTCTCTCCGCCATCATTTTATCAGGTGGGATTTTAGTTGTATATATTAGTGTGATATTTAACAAGATGTTATAAAAAGTCACAAACAACTACTATTTTTGTAAAACATTATTATAAGTCTATCGTTGATGCGTATGTAAATGTTATTATATAATTGTTAGACATAATAGGGGGTGATTGTAAATGAGGAAAAAGATTACAGTAAACAAAGGTGATACATTTAGCAATTGGACTGTATTAGAAGAAGCAGAAAGTAGAGGCGGACGGCGTTATATCCTATGTCGTTGCAAGTGCGGAATAAAAAAAGAAGTTAGGCTTGAGGCTTTAAGGACAGGCAAAAGCGAGTCATGCGGATGTATGCGGCACTTGACTGGTAAAAAATTTGGACAATTAAGAGTCATTAAACCTTTAGATAAGCGGTCTGGCAGGACAATAATATACCTATGCCAATGCGATTGTGGTAATACAGCCGAGGTTGCTAGTGTTTATCTTACAAATGGCGATACAAGGTCGTGCGGGTGCCTCAAAATTAAACAAGATAAAATTAATTTGCGAGACAAGTACGAGGCACAACGTGTTAACGGTGTCGTTACCTCTCTTTTAAAATCTAAATTGCGTGTCGACAACACAACTGGAGTTAAAGGTGTTAGTTATCGTAAGGACAAAAAATTATATACAAGTGCCATAACAGTTAATGGTAAAAAAATACACCTAAAACAATCTAAAAATTTAGAAGAGGCGAGCAAAACAAGAAAAAAAGCGGAAGAAGAATTTTATGAACCCTACTTAGATTAATTTGTTATTTTTTTAGCTAATACTATTGACATATATACCCAATGGGTATATAATAAGTATGTAAGGTAAAAGAAAACAATTTGGAAAAAAGAGGAGGACATAGAAATGAAATACAATCAAATTTGTAACTTAGGAGCAATCAATGACACAGACCGTGATAAGGTGAGAGAGTTAGCAGAGAGCATTAAAACAAATGGTTGGGTAGGATGTCCTATCTTAGTATGTGGTGACGGTGAGATGTTATTAACTGGGTCACACAGAATTGAGGCTTTGCGTTTATTAGATGACGAGGGATTTAACACATCAAGTCTAGGAGATATAGCCGAGGATGTAACTGATATAATAGATGAGGCGTTGGATAAAAAAGCCGAAGAGTACGGTTGCGAGGCTTGCGAGGTCGAATGGGAGCATGACAATATTGGTTGGTTGCTAGAGGGGTCTTGGGTCGAAGACTACAAAGATGAAATTGAGGAATGGTAAAATGTCAATAAAAAAAGCTCGAGAAAATTCAGGCTTAACACGAAGAGAAGCGTCCGATTTATTAGAAATACCTTATCGCACATTACAAAATTGGGAACTTGGACATAGAGAAGCGCCAAGATGGGCAGAAAAATTAATTATTGAAAAATTAGAAACTATCCATAATAATAAAAACAAATAAAAACCCCCGCTAGAACTGGGGTTTTATTTAATACAGTGTTTATCTAAACAAAAAAAGGCTCAATATATGGACTAACATATACCGAGCAAAGTAATAAATAATATAATTCTTTAACCAAAATAATTATACCATGTTGCACCTTTAGTGTCAATAGTTATCTAAACAAAAAAAAGAAAGCTCGGAGGGCAATGTACACACAGCACATTTAGCATTTAGCTACCTTATCCGAGTCTTATTTCTGATTACATATTAACATTATTTAATAATTATGTCAAGTTACCTTCAACTGATTTTTCAAAATCAACCTTTGTGATTCTACCAAAATGTGTACGACCCGGAAATAGATTTAGCCTAAATTTATTGGCATCTATACATTCCATTAAGTTAGATACACAATTTCTATCTTTAAACCTCATGTACATGCTATTGACTATAAGGTCTGCTAACTGGATTCCATAATTCGTCGCTGAATCAAAGTAATCAGTTTTGAATGAGTGACCAAAATAACAAAACTCTGTATTTAAAAACTTTTCTAAATCTTTTAAATCCCCCACTTTAACATTTCGATTATCTATGCTTATATTAAATTCGTATTCGTCGTCTTCGGGCAAAATAGGTAAAATACAATCTTTAAATAAGATTTTTACACCGTAATTGAAAAAAATATTTGCCTTTTCAATATCTCGATACATTTTAGGTTTATCAAATACTATTGCACAGCCGAAAAAACCATCTATTACTTGTATCTTTGTAATTAGTTGTATTTTTTCCCATTCTTCCATATCCCTTGTTTTAAGTTCATTTGTAAGTGGCATTTTTCTATTTAATTTTTGATTTTTATTAATCTTTTTATATTTGTTAATTATTCTATCCTTTGTCCACTTTTCGCCGTAGACCATATACCCACCAATCGCAAAATATTTAGCAGGACTATTTTTATGTATAGATCCTGATTCATCAAGATAAAGATATATTTTCATTCTGTTCCCCCATAGTCCATATTTTACATAAATTATACATTATAACTTATATTTTAACAATATAATTACGGTGTAAAACAAAAAAACCTAACGAAATTAATCGTTAGGCTCTTTTTAGTTTGCCTTGTCTTGCTAAGCTTAACATTTGTGTGTTTTGGTTAGCTTGGCCACTATAGTTAGCAATACCGTTTTTAGCTGCTATTGCTTGTCGGTTAGCCATGGAGCTATCTACGTTAATAGATTTCAATCCATCTACAATTGAAGTACTATTAAATGCAGGGTAATACTGTACTGATGGTTGTGATGTAGGGTTACCACGCATAATATTTAATAATTGCGTATTTTGGGATGCAGTACCTGTGTAATTAGCAATACCATGCTGTTGAGCCAATCTTTGTCGATTAGCAAACGAGCTATCAACATTGATAGATTTTAAGTAGTCTACTAAACTATCTCCTGTATATCCTCCTGTTTGTTGTGGTTGAGTTGTTGGTTGCGATGTTGCCCCTAACCTAGATCTTAACGCACCCATATCACGACCTGGACATGCAGTTGCAGTACCTGCAAACTCATTATGACCCATTACCCTAGACACAGGGATATTAAATTCTGCCATGTTTGCTTTGATGCGGTTAACTAACGATTGCTCCTGCTCCGCTGTAAACGACCCATTACCCACACAACAGATGTGGTATGTAGTCAAGTTATGATTAGCAATACCATTAGTCACTGTAGTTGGTACATAGCAAATCTGTACATCACCATTGCGTAAAATAATTTCAGAGTAACCTCCATTACGCCAACCTAAGCTTTTCCAGTGATTTTCAAAGATAAATTGATCACCTGTTGTGGTAGCAGAATGATGCACTCCAATGTGTGTGATTTGTGATGCTTTGCGTGTTGTAAAAGGGTCGCTTGCCCCCATTGTTTGTTTAGTTATATCAATTATTTTAGTCATTATTTATTTCCTCCTGGCTTTTGCCTTTTAATTGTAATAATTTATCTTGTAATTGTGTGGATACTGGTAGCCCTAATACACTCGCATTTTCAAGGATGCTGATTCCTTCATTAGCAATGTATAAATAACAGGTAACCGTCCTAAAAATCAATGCATCATTACCCATTAAACGGTCGATACCATACCCCACACCTACTAACACTATAATGTAAACCTTTTTAGCAATACCCGCAAAACCTATTGCACTTGATAGCTCTTTATTGATTATCGCTTTTAAGACGCCTGAAATATAGTCTAATATCAGAAACACTACTAATATTGCTAGTGCTATATCCCAACCACCTAAAACATAGGTAAGTGCCGTGGCAATTATGGCCACAACACCATTAAAACTTTTAAATATATTTTCCATTTTTCTACGTTTCCTCACCTTTTTGTATACCTAATTGTTATATCTGCTCTTGTTAATGCCCTGTTTGACCCACAGGCAAAAGCAAGCGAGCTACTACTCGGCAAGTACCTAACCTCTGTTAAATAGGTACCTGTGTTAGTGTTAGTTGTAGTCCCTTGTTGTATTGGTACATATACACCATCACTCATTAACACTGCACTGTTACCTGTGTCAAACATACATAAATCAATTCTTAATGATGCTAAGTTAATAAGTACAGACCCTCCATTACTTAACCTCCCTACCGTAATGGTACTTGTATAAATAGGTTTACCATTAATCCAACGGTCGCTAGTTAGTTGCTCGACCGTAGCATAAGTAGTGCCACCTAACAAGTCATTAATAGCTTTATTAGTTTTATTAATATCACCTGCTCCAAAAGTGTCACCCACTTGTGTATACTCCGTTACATCCTTTAAAGATACAGTACCATCATCATTATTAATCATTTCATATTTTCTTTGGGTGGTTTTTGGTATATCGTCTTTGTAATCAGTTTTTAAACTCATATTTTACCTCCTCCTAATCTAAATGATAGTCTTTGTTTAGCGCTATCTTGCAATTGTAAAATATTATTTAATTGTAATAAGTTGTTTTCGATCGTATTTAATTCTGTAAATTTCCAAATAATTCCATTGCCTGTTATCGGGCGTACTTTAACGTAACCTTGTGGTACAAAAGTATTTTGAATTAACGTATCAACGTTATCTGTTACATTGTTAAAAAAACTAACAGTTAAAACATCGCCTAATCTAACATCTCGCATCTCTTGTATACTAAAGTTAAGGTACAACTTGCAACCCAAATTATGCAAATAATTAATGTTGCTTTTAATGCGTAAATAATCTGGGTCAATATTAAAATGTTCCTTGGGATTGCCGTCCCAGTCAACTTTAGGATCTATCCATGTCATAATTTTATTACCTCCATATCTCCAGACATACCACCGTTAAAATTGATGGTGTTAGATTTTACTCTGGATACTACAAAATCCTCAAATTGCGATTGCAGATAAATAATATCAAATGGCTCAATCTCTGGGTTACCTCTGTAAGGCACTGTAAATGTACTAGTTTTTTCTATGTAATCGTATAGCCACCTTGCTAATAGTTCGGATTGTTCTCGGGTTGTTACTAATGGGTTTCTAAAAGTTTTTGTCACCCCATGGTGATTAAAAACAACACTATTAACATGCTCTAACATATCTACTCTAGTACCAACTAATGTGACTGGTGGGGGTTCGGCGTTTGACATCCATCGTATAGAAAACTCTGTGCAGGTTGGGTACATTTTATAAACACCGTTGACTGACACGTTAACGGGAAACCTCGGCACAGTATCAAAAACTGGCTCATGGGTTATTTTATAATAAGCATTGCCTCCCTCTACCCTAGAGCAAAACCCCTCTACCTCTATCGTCTCATTACCAGGTTGCAATACAAAAAAACTGATATCAATTTGTTTAATCTTATCTATGCTGCTTACAACTGGTTTTTGCATAGCAGTATTAAAATCCAAATAAAAATCATTTACACGACCTCCGTTTATTTGATTAATAACACACCTATTGTTAGGTTTTGACCAACTGTTAATAGTAATGATTATTTTATCTAACCTATCTACATTACGTAGCACCGTGTATTTAACCTGTGAGTTGTTAGTAACATTAAAAGTATCAACTGTCCGATTGTTTAGTTGATAAGTAACACTAAAACTTGTCGCATACTCATTTTTGACGTTATCAAACACTATAGGTAACTCATAAATTGATGTGGGTATTGAGTAACTAATAGTGATTGTTGGTCTTTGCACAAATACACCGTTGTTATTTGATACATTTCTGCTAACAAATCCCATAGGCAGCAATTGTATAAAACTGTCATCAGCAACAATCATTGTCCCGCTTGTGTCAATATAATCTTTGTCTGCAATTGCGTAAGATTGCGTTGGTAATTGTGTATCATTAAACGCTCTCTGTGTGTTACTTAAAGGCTCTAATCCTCCGTTATCACTAATAGTAATAACAGGGTCTAAAGCATTTTTAAAGGTTATTACACCCTCGTGGTCTGTATACAAAATACAATGGCCAGCATTAGCGATTAATTGCAAAGCCTCTTTAATGTCCATAATCTCTAATCTTGCAGTCGTATAAATCGTGTCTAAACAAGGATCTAGTTTATATGGTATTGTCTCGGGGTAATCCTCAATGATGATTTTAGCTAATGTACTCAACGGTATGCCTCTTGGGTGATGTCTATTATAGTCATCAATTGTAGCACCGTAGCATTCCTGCTCCAAGGTGTTTAACCTGTCTCTGCCATAAAAACTTACACCTAAGTCATCCGTAGTAGCATTGCCATCTAAAAATAACGTATCAGCTTTTAACCACTCAACTACCCCGTCAATCTCACGCCCATACTCCAAGATAACTTTTTGATTAGGCTCAACATATCGCCAGAGTCCAGTAGGGTTAAGAGCGTTAAAGTCGCCATCTAAATTAATGATGTTAAAATCTACCTCATTGCGACTTAACTCAACACTTAATAAATCAATACTGCGAGTATGTGTGACCCCTTTGTCACTAAGTTGTGGGTATGTAATCAACATTTGTATACCAAAATCAATTGTCCCCATCCTCGCCCTTTGGTATGGGTGACTCCACGCATTTATTACAATTCTTAGTGCTATAACATCACTTTTATCGATATTCTCAATCACGTGCTGTTTTGATGTACAATCTGTAACATGTGTTAGCTCTGTTGTATTGTTGTTTTTAACAAAATACAACTCAAAATCAGTTGCATAGCTACCTCCAAAATAATCAAACAAAATCGTAAATCCAAAAAACTCTTGTGGTGTGTCAAAGTCAAAAACAATTGTTGGAGGGATGGCAAATGTACCATCCTCTCTACTCAATGTCTCTGACACTACTTTATCTTGCTCGTAATGCAAAGGTGTGTCTCCATATGGTATAATCCTAAAATTACTGTTATCACTTGTTGGCATACGGTTTAACTCGTTAGTAACATATGTATGAGTCGGTTTGACTCCCGCTGTTAATAACTGAGGGTTGTTACCTAAAAAAATACAATTTCTGGATTGTGCTCTATTAAAAACCGCCCCATTTTGGGCACGAGTGTTAACAAAATCATATGTTATCCTAACGTGTGGAGACGGACGTAACGACTCTTGCATCTCTTTTTTATATTGATCACTTACTGTTAACATATTACCTACCCTCCCACATCAATTAGGTTAACTTTACAATTTTTGTACATTGTCACCACTCCATTATTTAACTCTAATGGTTCGGCCTCTCTATCTCCTGGATACATACGTACTGTTACTCTCTGATTTGTCTCTGGATTGGTAAAAGTGACATTAACGTAAAAGGGCTTAACAGATTGCAAAATAGATACCCATTGTTGGGCAGTTAAAAACGACCATTTTAGGCCGTCTAATTTATATATCTCTCTACCGATTTTTTCGCCGACCACCACTCCTTGCACATTTCGTGCAGCGTTAGTCATAGTAGCGACAGTTACTTTAAAACCTCTATCTGGCTCTGGCAAACGTACGCCATTAACTACAATATTTGCTCCCAACCTATCACCTCTCTCTACCAATTAAAATTGTGACCCAATTGCCTTTCGCCACGGCGATTAGCTCTTGCGATATCACGATCTCCAATAACTAAATCTATTGCATTAATTGCTTTTATCATTTCTTGCATTAAGAGTTCCATTCGTTTCAACGTCTCCAGACTTTCTGGTGTGCCATCTCCATTTTGTTCGCCAACAAAGGCTTTTAATGCTCTCATGTTAACATCAAATAGTTTATCCTCTGGTGCTACGACCTCACCTTGATGTCTGTTATCACCAATAATTGCAAGCTGTGGAGTGTTTGCCTCAACATATCCACCCTGTGCTAACATTGGGATGCTTGGTACACCAATATTTGGCAACCAACCAAAAGGTGATACTCCCAAAATACTTATCGTTTTCATTTTGTTTAAAGCGGCATTAATACCATTAAATGGTATTGCTATTACTGCATTAATACCTTTTATCAAAGCATTAATAACAGCTTTAAGTCCATTTAAAATACCGTCCTTGATACCTTCAAAAATAGCACCGCCAGAACTAAATACATTTTTTACACCTTGCCAAGCATTAGTAAATATGTTTTTAAACCAGTCAGTAACGACCGAAAAGACTTGTTTTATTCCCTCCCAAGCCTGTTTTGCTCCGTCTGTAACACTAGACCACATACCAGTAAAAAAGTTAACAATAGGGTCAATAACTGTTGATTTAAACCATTCAGCCAGTCTACCCCACCACTCACAGATAGTGTTCCAGACGTTTAATGCAGTTTCCTTTACCCAATCAAAGTTGTTAACAAGTAATATAAGGATTGCAATTAGTGCCGCTATACCTGCCACTACTGCAACAATAGGTGCACTCAACGCTAACTTAGCCATCGCAAAGGCCATTGTCACTGTCTTAGCTAGTGCAACAACTTTTTTATAAGCTATCAATGCAGTTGTTACTAATGTGATAGATGTGACAAGTCCCGCCAGTATTGCCATAGCAATCTCATTACTCGCAATCCAACGTAGCGCATCTCCGATACCATTTAAAATTGACACAACCAGTCCACCTGTCCATGATGCTATAGGTTGCAATATGTAGTCCCATAAAAAAGCAAAAATTGGATTAGTGGCAAGTAGTATTTCGTTTAATAATTCAAACGCCCCCCCTACTGCATAAATCGCAGCAGGCAAAGCATCCTCTATTACCCATTTACCAAATGGTAAAAGCACATTTTCAAACGCCCAAGCCAAGCGACCCATAATAGTGTCAATCAATGGCAATAAGGCTTTTAATAAACCGTCAATGGACTTTAGCATAGGCTCAAAATCCAAACTTGCTGACCAATCGGCAATTAATCCTGTAATATCCCTTACTCCTGCCAAAATGGAGTTTATGATGTCCCAGATACCTTGTACGATACTTGTCCCAACATCCGCACTATTCCACGCTTTGTCAAACTGACTAGCCAAGTTGCCGACAATATTAAATACATTGGTTAATATTTGCAAAATCAAACTACAAGTTAACTCACCTGTACCATTTTGCCAAACCTCATTCCAGCTGCGGCCAATAGATTTAGTAAGATCCCAGATGCTCGTCATAGCATAACGCATTGCTCTCATTACTTGCTCTCCGTGGACATCCCAGGCGTTTTTAAACGGTTTAAAAAAGTTAGCCAAAGCATCTCCAAGTCCGCCATCCCAACCGTTAGTTACGTTACCATCAACAAGACCTCCACCAACATTACCTCCGCCACCAGAACCCCCGCCAGTTGCATCTTGATTAGGGGTAACAACATTAAGCTCATCCAATCCAGTGGTGTTATTAACAGCCTCTTTAAGTGCTTTTTCGTAATCTTTTACTGCTCCTGTGGCTGTGTTTAGTGATTGTGCTGTAGCTTGTGATGCACTATAGGTTGTCCCAAATAAAGCGTTGATAAAGTTAGCAATGTATGATGTCACAGTAACCAATGCTGACATCAATGCGTTTAACGCTGGCAAAGCAGCACTATAAATAGGCATAAAAGCAACTTGTAAATTAGTTTTGATTTGATTTAACGAGTGATTAAATTGGTCATTAGCTTTAAGAGATCCCCATAAACTACTAGCCAATGAGCGGATACCTCTACGTAAACCAGACATAACCAACCCTGACACTATTAAACTCCTTGTCAATCTACCAAAACTTAAAGCCGAGCTGTTGGCAGACCTGCCGACATCTTTAACCCCTCGGGAAAAGGGGTTGAGTTTATTTAATATCCCTCTAATCCCTTTGCCTAAGTTTGTTATTTTTTTGATACCACCACTTAAAAATCCACCTATAGATTTAAATTGAGAACCAAGTTGTGACAATGCTTGATTAGCATTATCAAAACCTGTATTTACACTACTTAATACATCATCAAAACGACTCCAAGTATTTATTTCTTGCTCAACTTGCCCTCCGCCTATATCTTTGTTACTAATCTCGTCGTAAGCAGCACCAACTTGATCAAGCTTATATCGCAAGTCATTTAGCTTTTGCTCAGTTTTTACAATATTTGCTGTTAACTTTTCAGCTTTATCACTACCCTCAAAAGCATGATTTAGTGACTCTCGTAGTCCAATTAATTTGTCCTCAACAACACCTATTTCTCTTCCCAGTAGCTCCATTTTATTAAACAAGTAATCTTGAGTTTTACCGTCATCAACTGGTGGAGCTCTTACTTTAGCATTAGCAACTGATGGTTGTGGTATTTTAGCACCAGCATCAAAATTATCAAACATTTGTACTGGACTTTTGATTTTTAGATTTTTAATCAGCTGGGTAATACGTTTAATTGATTGCTCTAAGTTATTAGTCATAGCATCTAAAGCCTGTGACATACTATCTTGTATAGCACGCATACTATCGCTTAAACTAGATGCAACTTTATCAAAAATTGCCGACATTGATTTTTGTAAATTATCCTCAAAACTTTTTGCTAAAGCCTTACCTACATCCTCAGCTTGACCCTCTAAATCTGACTTGACTTCTAGGTCTAGTGATATTTTACCAACACTCTCATCTGCCATACACTCACCTACCTTTCAAAAAAAATAAAAATAGACACGGTATTGTGTCTATTTAAATGCACTTACAAACATACTGTATAACTCTTTAGTTTTTTGATTTTTTTCATCCTCAGTCATTGTAGACAGTTCTTTTTTCATCTTTTCATTTCGGTATTCGCTGCGAATTCGTTTTTGATTTTTAGAAAACCCCTTTATAACTTTAGGGTCTTCCTCCGAGCGTATGATTACCAATTTACCTAATGGTGTAGTCTCATCCAACCCTGCCAACAATACCTTAAACTCTCGGTAATCCATGTCATCGCTATATAAATCTTTTTGAGGGTACTGCATAGCAAATGACTGCTCGATTGCATCAAAATCCTCGTACAAGTCATACCAGCACTCTACTTTTTTTGCACTTTACCCAAATCATCAATATCCACGTCGGATATCCCAGCCATTATCGCCTCAATAATAAGAGATTCCGCACTTATTGACAAATCAAGAGTACCAATATACTCTGCTGCTTTTTTACCTAGTGCTGTCTCAATAATTTTATTATTTAATTTTAATTGGTCTTTAGAAGACTTATTTTCAGCATCATCGACCAAAGCCATAAGGCTCATAACATTAGTTTTTTCAGTTTTAATTGTGTACTCATGTTCCTCATCAATTCTGATAACTGGTCTTTCATTTTTGGATTTTAATCTATCAATAATATCATATTTTCTTGCCATTTTTTTGTCCTCCTATACCATTTTTGTAAAAGTAGGTTTACCTTTACCGTGTAATGTAATACCTAAACTTGCAAGCTCCGTCATTTCTCCACCTGGTGATTCCGTCACCTCTACAAGGCAGTTAAAAATAATCTTTTCTTTTTCTAGCGGGAATTCCACGGATGCGGATGTATTACGGTCACGTCCACTTTTAGCCATCATCCCAAATAAGTAATCGTTACCTGGATCTCCTACAATCCTTTTTAATTCTAACTCAACGTTAAATTTATTACCTGTGTGTTGTACGTCTGTCCAACCATCTTGTCCATGTGGAGTGTAATCATCAATCACATCCTCAAAGTTTGGTTTTAGACTAGTAAGTCCCTCGACGGAAACCATACCAGTATCATCTCCACCCATCCCTTTTATGTTAACGGTAAATCCTAAATTGTGTATTGGATACGCTCCAATTACAGTTGGTGTAGTTTTTTCTGCCATTTTTGTACCTCCTAATTTTTCATATAATTTATAGTCATATCAACTACGTACTCAAAAACACCTGCGTTATCAGTTCCGATAAAATTTGGCTTACCTTGCCTAAAGTTAATATCGATAATGCGGTGTCCTGCGATGTAGTGTTGCTTGCCGTAAAAAAAGCTAAAGACCTCGTTTGCCTTTACCTCTGCTTCTGTGGGGTCGTTGCCCCAATGTATTAAAATGGATATTGTTTTAAAATCTATACTGGTATTTTTTAACCCACCAATATTAATAGTAGGTATTGGTGTTTGTGCATCATACACTGTAATAGATTTATCAGCTTTATTGTTTCGCTTGCTTATAGACCAGTTTTGGCAAGCAATAGAGGTTGCCATATAGTCCTTTATATCTTTTAAAAGTATCATGTTATCAACCCCTTTGCCTCTTGTTTAAAAAATGCAATATATGTTGTAATTACAAAATCCAAACCATCACCAGACAGGTAATAATCCATCCATTTACCTTGTGCATTAGGATTTTTGTCTGTCCTAAAATTAAATTCAGGATGCCAATATAAGCGCCTTGCATAAGGTGTATTAAAAATGATTTGGTAAATATCCCCAACCTCAACAACATCTCCACTTTGCTCTAGTGTACCATCTGCAAATGGTACTACCTGCCTATTGACAATATCGGTATATACAGCATGAGCCGTCAATTCTAGAGCAACTTTAGATGCCTTTTCTAACTTTTTTATCTTGCTTTTGTCTAGCTTAACAGATACTTTGACTTTCATTATTTGAGGTCAAACTCCGTGCTATAGACCACACCCATAATACGATATTTAGAGCAAGTATTTATACTTGCTTTTTGCCCATTGATTACAGCATAGCCCTCAAATTGTATTTGGTTGGCTATTATTACATCACCTTGCACTAGCAATTTACCTATAATCTGTATCATGTGTGTTTGTTTATCATATCGTTGGCTTGATTTTTCATCGTAAATCGCCTTACCATCGTATATTAACGTATCTATTGGGCCACTGTCCTCAGTGTCCTCGGTTTGGTATATTTTAACCTCCGCTACCGCCTCAAAAGTCGGAAATGGTAACGGAGATAAAATTACAGCCTTAGACATCGTAACCCTGTTTGGTCTAATAAATTAAGGACTCTATCAGTAGTTTTGATGCCACTAACCTCTGCGACATCTAAAGACATTGATACGCTACCTGCTTTAAAACTAGATACTGGTAAATTAATATACGGTCCATGGGTGTACATAAACTCGGCTTGCTGACAGACAGCTTTTTTTATTTTTTCTTGTTGATAATTTGTTAAGCTATCAAAACCACTAGCAACAATACGATTAAAAGTTAAACTATCTATATCATCTTGGGCATCAGATAAAGATTTTTTTAGTAAGTCATCAGGTATTGCAGTACCTAAAAAAGTGTCTTTGTAATACTCAACATCTACGTATAACATATAAGTCACCTATTCTTGTTTTGCTTTGATTAATTTACGGATCTCGTCAGCTGTCGCACCTTCTGGTAACTCAATTTCTAATTCTGCAGCCTTAACTTTTAACTCATCAACTCTCATCTTAGATAAAGATTTTTCCTCTTGGTTTTTTTCTAGTTTAATAATTTCAGTTTGCAGTTTAGCAATTTCAGTTTGCAGTTTAGCAATTTCAGCTTGTAGTTCTGCAATTTCAGCTTGTAGTTCTGCAATCGCAGCATCTTTTTTAGCTACTATCTCCTTATGCTCATTGACCGAAATTTTAGAGAGGGGAGAATTTTCTATTAATTCCCCCTCATCATTGTAAATATCATAACCTTGTTGTAAGTAATACTCTTTATTCGACTCGTCAACTCGATATACTTTGTTTTCTTTCTTTGCTTTCATCCTATTAACCTCCTGTTACGTTCATATAACATCCTTGTTTCATCATTCCATCTAGCGCAAAAGTACCGTTATAACGGCGGTTTTGATATAGATATTTGTCTGTGGTCCTAGAGTCGTGACCAGGATTAAAAAATTGAATGTATGAATACTTAACACGAGATACTTGAGCTTCAGGGTCTATAATAATATAGTTAATTTGTCCTCCTGTAGCATCAGCTTTATAACCATCTGTAAAGTCATAAGCCGTTTTAAAACGCTCCAATGGCACTGTGATTATTTGACCGAAATCCTCCATTGAAGTTATTCTCCTGTCTAAGCCATTACCGCTAGACACATCTAACACTCGCTGAATACCTTCGGCGTTTTTTAACAGTCTCTTATATCCTGATGTACAGTAAATAATACATCTTGACAGTGGCACGCCATCATTCTCTAAATTTTCAACTACGCTATCAAAATCATCCAAAATATTTTCTTTTGTTAACACTTTATTAGAGACATTCTGAGGAGCTGTTCTTTTCAACTCACTATGTAGTTTGGAAAACACATAGCAATCCAACTCTGGGATAGCCTGCCTACTCTCGAAATCACTTTGGATATTTTGAATAGATAGTATATAGTTGGTTTCGTCCACATCCATTGGATCAACAAAAAACTCAATGTTTCTGTCATGGTCTAACGTTTTGGTTTCAAACGTATTCTCATAAGACCCTGAATTAAAGTTTAAAATATTTCTATTATGATCTTTGTAACCACTTGTTTTTATACTTGGTAGACGTATATCCTTAGTATTAATGATGTTAATTCTTGGATTAGAATTAAATAAATGCACAGAACGTAATTCCGTCGCATATGTTTCTAAAATTGCATTGCTAAACTGCGAAACATAGTTAATTGTATTTGGCATATTTTATATCCTCCTATTTTTTTGGTAATATTAATCGTCCGCCCTCAAATGCCATGGCTGAACTATTGGTGCTTTGTTGTTGGTTACCACCAGGGCCGCCAAGGTGTCTAAACCCTTGATTGCCATCGTTTTTTAACAGCGTAGGAAACTCTTTTGTAGCATCAGTAATTGCTGTTTTTAATTTTTCTTGATCTGTCGTACCGTCCTCATTTACAAACGTGGTACGGTCGATAACCTTTAATAAGGATGCTGTTTTTTCAGGGTCAACATTTAAGGTTAGAGCAAGAGTAGTAATATCAGCATTCATCGCTTTTTCTTTTAGCGCCTTGTTTTCGGCCATGATATTTTGGTACTCTTCTTGCTTGGCTGTTTCCTCCCGAGACTTCGTTTCTCTAAAATTTGTAATAGCTTGATTTAAATCTTCGCCAGTCAATCCTTGTTTTTCCAGATAACTTTTTAAAATGTTTTCTTCCGTTTTTGCATTACGCTTGCTAATTGTGTCCGCAATCTTGTCATAATCAATTTCCATATTTTGGTCTGGTGGAGTACTGTTAGACGGAGTTTGTGGGTCTTGGGCGTTACCACCATCCCCTGTTCCCTCATCGTTAAATAACTGTAAATCTAGCTCATAAAATTTCTGCACTTTTAAATCCTCCTGTTTCTTCGGGTGTCTCCCTAGTTTTATAAACCACGCATAGTTTTATGTCATATCGTGATTGGACAAAACAAAAAGACAGTTATTTATCTGTCTCTTCTATTTCTTTATTTATTTTTTTAACTACTTGGTTATCTACCAATGTTTTAAGTCTTTTATCATTGACCTCAAACCTATCACCGACCTTAATTGTTTTATTAAGCAAGGTGTCATAATAACTCTCGATACACTCTACTTGATTCATTTTTTTATCTCCTCCAAATATATTTTTTCTCGTCTACTCGCACGTTTAAGTTGCGGATTATCTTTTAAATGCTCTCTCATCTCTTTTTGTAAAGCACGTAACTCTTTTTTAGCATCATCAACATTAACGTCATCGACATAACCGTGCACTTTACGTTTAGCTTGACGTATCTTGTTTTCCAGTAGCCTTTGTTTTTGCTCTGCTAAGTAATTTTTAAGTGCCAAGTTTACGTCTGTAGGAGGCGGTTTTTTTGATATACCTGGATAAAACGTAGTTAACAAATGACGGCAGTTAGGATGCAATAATCCATCAGCAACAGCGACAGATAATAATGTATGGCCATTGTTTTTAGATACGTCTATAGCTTTATCAGTTGTTAGATCACTAAACATATCGTCAATTAACACATGACCTTGCCAATTTAAACATTTATCACAAGTGTTATCGTGCGTTGATACTAATACGGTATAAACACCTTGCTCCGCTCGTTTGCTGCCATCTGCTAAAAATTTAGCTCTTTGTGAGGCTGTACGTAACGCCATCTCGGCATATGTGGCAACATTGACCAAACGACCATCGGAGTATTGGATACAGTTAATCCCTTGCTTTAAAAATTTACCAACCGCTAAATCGATAGCTTGGGGTAATGTAGTTGCTCCTGCGGTCATATGTATAGATGCGTTATATATTGTCTCTTTGTAAATGTCCTCTGCCTTGCGATAGATAGAGTTTTGTACCTCTTTAAAAGTACTATCCATCTCTGTTATTAAGACTTTCATTTTTTTATCATTTACACCAAAAAAGCTACGTTCTGGCGGAGGGATAGTACCTGGTAATATTTTTGTATCGCTGACAGGCACGGAGATAGGTGATTTATCCAACCCACTTATTTTTGTCCCATTAGGAGACAAAGAAAAACCAGCATCATCTTTGCGGATAAGCTGGTTATCATATGTAGTTGTGAGTACCTCATTAATCGTATCCTCAATCTCTTTACTAAACGATCCTATAATAGCTTTGTTTTCTTGCCGAAATCTATTGATATCTCTAAGTGCTGCTTTTTGCCACATCTCCCATGCAAAACCCTCTTTGATTTCATCTTTTAGATGTCTTTTCAAATTACGTTTTAGGGAGGTAACTAGCATTAATTCCATCTCCACAAAAATGTCTTTTAAACTGTAACCATCATTAGTTGCTTTTTGCCTTTGTTGCTCAATGTCTTTTTGGGTGTTTAATTCGTCCTTATTCAACATCTAACTCACCGTCGAAGGAGGTTACTACAGGTTCCTCAACTTGCATAATACCGTTTTCTTCTTTTATTCTGGCCTCTTCTTCTTTTTTCCACACGTCGTCTTTTGTGTCTCCATACAGTTCGTCGAGTGTACTCCTTATAGACATCACTCCCCCCTGTTTTCCTTTTGCTACAGTTTCGACAACGGCTTCAAACGATGGATTAGCGTACTCTCCAAAATTTACATCAATTGGTAAATCTGTTGGTGGTGTCTTGTTTATTTTTAAGTAATGTACATTTAAGGCAACCTCCACTACCTTTGGTATAACGGATCGTAACTTGGTTACTAACCGACCTCTAGTTTGGAGTGTTGTTTTTTCTTTTTCTCGCTGTGCCTCTGCATTGTCTAATTTTTTAGTATCAATCCCTAATGTGCTAGGACTAATTACCCCTTGTAAGCATAGGTCCAGGATTGTTATGTATGATTCCAAATAATTTCCGGACGGGATAGTTGGCTGCACGACTTCAATTTGTCCTGCTTTACCCTCGTCAAAACCTGCCTTTTTAATTTTATAAAACCGACAATCAAAAGGATTGGGGCGCAACAATGCCCCTGTTTCTTTTGATTTTGGTATTAACGACTCAGGGATGTACTCTTTTGCTCTACCAGAGCGGAAAGCATCTAGCCACTGCGAAACAATCTCATCAAAAGCATCAAAATTAGATACCTTTTTATCAAATATTGACTCACCCCTGCCCTTATATTTCGAGCTTTTTTTGAATATCACAGGGATTGACATGTTAAACGAGCCCTTGGTTATTACATTGCCGTTACTATCTTCTTGATAGCCCGCAAACGCAATGTTTTCTAAATTTGCTAATTCAGGGATGGTTGCCAACGGAACCTCTTTATCGTCACTAAGCTTGCGTAACTCATGTTTAATATACCCGTATCCATACCTCTCTAGGTGGACGTATTTTTTATCTTTTAATGTATAGTTTGTTTTAAATATAGTCTCATGTAATCTGCCTCGCTTATACTCAAAATCCACAGTATCGCCCGAATAAAACTCTAAAATAGGATGGTCCGTGACATCAGCATCTAAGCTAAATTTAAACGCCCCATCACCAATATGGAGTAAGACAGTAACGACTTCTTCTAGCAAGTCGTCAAAATTATTGTCTTTTTCTATCTCGTCCCATATTTCTTGATACTGACTTTCAATAGCTTCTCCGTCATCGTTCTTTTTTTTGTCAATTTCCACCCCGTTATAATCACTGACAATGATACCCGCTAATGTGTCAACAATTAGAGATGGTAACCCTGTATGTATCATTCTTGGAGTAATCCTTGCTTGTGATACTACCGACCAAAACGAGGCGTCTTGATTACGTGATTGACTGTAAAATTGATATAACTCGTAAGGATCCCCACGATACCATATTTTATTTTTTATTGCATTACCTTGATAATCATATAAACTTCTTATCGCATATGTCTGACCATTGTTCTCTGAAATTTCCAACCAACTTTTTAACATAGTTTTTAACCACCCCATCTTATAAATTACCTCCTATAATTGTTTCCGCCACGCCTGTTGTAGCATCTTGTGCATCATCATGCTTGTTTTTACCTTCTCTTTGATACTTGATCATGGATTCATGAAATTCTGACCACCTTTCTGCCCAATCATCGGGAAAATATATGTGATTCATGATCCATGTTGAGTTAGTCAAGATACGTGCCTTTTTATTCTTGCTTTGATGAAACCAAGTTACATCGGTGTAGTAATTTTCATGGTCATCTTTTAGATGTCTATCAACATTCCTGGCATAACCTTTACCTCCATTATTAGATTCAAATCTAGCTAAGTTTACGTCATTTTCGTGCAGCATCTTTGCTGTCATTGGTTCTGTTTCCTCCATCGGACTCCTGGTAAATAGCACATCTAACACATACCCCTCGTGTTTATATACTCCAAACACAATACAACACAGGTAGTCGTCACCCTCATCTGCTGTATCCGTGTATGCGTAAACTCCATCAAACAGACTCTCGCCATTGTTATCAACTGGTAACTCTCTATATGTTTTAAACGAGCTGTATAAGCGCCCTTTAATATCAATAGGCTCTTGCTGATAATTGGCACTCGCTATGTCGGCACCCATGTTAGCTGTAACATCTTGCAATTCAGAATATGTCATAATCTCCTCACATAGCATGACGTTGTTTTCATTAACCGCCTTGTATGTAATGACATGGCATTTATCTTTTTTCTTTTCTAGCATTTTGCCAACTAAATCATCACTAGCCCAACGGGTCATAATTAATATTTGTTTTCTGGGTTTTTCCATCCGCTGAACAAGCGTATTGTTATACCATTCCCAGTGACTCTCTTTAACCCTATCGTTATAAGCTTCTTCCCTGTCTTTGATGATGTCATCTACAAGCACATAATTAGCTCCTATACCTGTAGCTGTACCATTAGGAGATGTTGCTAAGTAGTTCTTTTCTTCAGACCCTTCTAAGCTCCAAAACCCTTTAGCGGAGTCACCATATTTTATTTTCACATTTGGAAATATATCGGTAAAAAATTCTTTCCTGATGTTTTCGTTGTCTACCAACACCCCATCTCTGGTTTGCTGTGCAAATAAACTACTCAAAATCTGATTATAAGATGCTGTCATAAACTTAGTAGTAGAGTCTTGTCCAAATACCCATAACACAAATAATCTTGCTGTAAAGGTTTTACCGTGCCTAGGTGGCATGTTAATAATTAATATCTGTTTGTCGATATCGCCATTGTAAAACGCCTGCAATGTATCGCAAAGATCACGTAAATAAAACCTATCGGCTTTATAAAAGTCAGGATACAACAAATGACAAAAAGACCAAAAATTATTTCTGGCCTTACGTATTGCTAATGTCCTTTGTATCATCACGTAGTCAATTTTATTAGGTGTTGTTGACTTGCTCATAGCGTTTAGCCAACTCCTCTAATTCCTCGTCGGACATTAGCTCGTATTGTTTTTTGATATCGACATTGCCACTATGCTCTATCTTTTGCACATACGCCCCATCCATTTTATTAAGCATGTCAATGGCATCCCTACGGTCTTTGGCTTTCAATGGGACAAAAATAGTTTTTACTTCACCGTTTTCATCAATAGCTGTGGCCACTTCTTCTTTTTCTACACCGTAGGCCATTCTTGATAATAATAATTGTCGTTCCTTGATGTCCATGACAGCATTTTTTCTTAATTCATTTTGGAGTGACTCTATATATGCTTTAACGTTAGCATTTGTCAGCAATCTACTACCGTTAACTTTAGCTGTCGTATCTTTTTTACAGCTTTTATATGCCTTTAAATAAGCTTGTGTGGCGTTTAAACCATTATTAACATATGCTAGGCAAAACGCCTCTTGTTGCTTTGTTAAACTCATATTATCACTCCTTTCTTTTGCATTGTTTTATCTCATAGAGCGACACTACTTTTGGCATTACTGAACGAAGGAGAACATAAAGTGAATTGTAGTATCGCTGTATCAAACAAAAAAGACACTCATTGCGAATGTCCTTTTTTTGTGCATATATGGAAATAACGGATGCATAGCTTTTTTTAACAAAACTATTACTCTAGCATAATACCATGATATCAGGGGTATTAGAAGACAATTGCGGTTACTAATTTAAAATTTATTTTAAAATCTAACGAAACCCTCTCTTTGTCCAATGTCTATTATTATCTGTTTAATACCTTCTTTTGTTCGGTTTTTTACCCACGATTCTGATTTTTCCATTTCCCCTGATATTTCTTCTACTGACATAAATAATAGATACCTATATCCAATAACCATGTTTGTATATTTGTCCTCAATTCTATCTATTGTATCCTCTATTTCTTCCATTTGTTGTATTACTTTTGTCTTTTCATCAATCAATTCGTTTAACGATTTCCCAGTTCCTGAGCCGTCGTCATAACTTATGGCTTGTACTCCCTTAATACGGTTGTTTATATATATTAATTTATCATGTAGGATTTTGTATGACTTTAACCATTTTAGCGTGTCATTATATTCCATTACCCCACCCCAGCTCGTCAATTTGCTTATTAATAACTTTTTGTAGCTTTATAAATTTGTCTACATTTAAACTGGGTGTGGCACATTCAACCGTCTGCTTTTTAAGATCAAAACCAACAAATTCTAGCCTGTGTCGAAAGACGATAACGTCTGAAATAACCTCATTTTTCTGCTCATAAGCACATCTTTTGCAGCAAAACCCTAAATCCTCAAACATTTCTTGAGCTGTTTTTGTCTCTTTGTTGTCATTATTTAACTTTGCTTGTAACGCCTTATTATGCTTTTTTAAATCATTAATCTTTTGCTTTAACTTTTGGTATTCTTTGTCTGTTAAAATATGTTGCATGTTAAAATTCCTCCTCATCTTTATCTCTCAAATGATTAATCCCTGCTACTAGAAACACTAATCCAATCTCTATCATAATGGTTGTTAATACTCCAATCCAAAATAAACTTATGTACATTTTTTATCCTCCAATAACTCTGGATTGTTGTATATATCACCTATTACTGCCCAATTACCAAAATTAGTACAGATATTAGCGTACACAATTGTAAACATTGCATCTTTATCATCATATTTTACTACTGCTGTAGTATCGTATCCATCATGCATAATATCTCCTTTAAAAATCTTTTGACCGTACATATCTTTAACACCTGTATACTCCATTAATTCGATGTCGCAATATTCTGCGATTGCTGTCATAACAGTTTTTCCATATGCTACGCTTATGTGGCTAATACAACTGTAGTTATCAAATCGTATCGAGACTACATCATGTAGTTTGCTTTCTAAAAATTGTATTTCTTCTTCTGTATACCAGGGATTGTTTACTTTTACTTTGATTTTTGCTCTAAATAATATTTCTCTCATTTCACTTGCCCTCCTAGCTACTTTTTAAAACATTGCCTAATTTTTGTTTTAATGGTTTTAACAACTTGTACGGAAACTCGTTTTTTTCGAGGTGTTCGAACCATAGTTTTGACTTTGTAAATCCTCGGACTCCTGAAAAAGTAATGTGCGTATACGTTGTAAATATCACTCGCTCCAATGCACCAATAAAATCATCATTTATAATATCCTTAGGTGCAGATCCCATACATATTTCATTACTCCTTAATTCGTTAGGTAGCGGGTATTCAAACAAATCCGTTTTTTCTTCATTGTATTTTTTATAAGAATAAGCCTCAATCCTATCGATTTTTTTATCTATCCCTTTTGTCGAGTAACTGATGATATAAATAGCATTTGGAAAATTAATTTTATATGTGTATGTTTTGTCATCTATTACTAATGACACAATTTTTTTATCACCTGGTTGTTTGATTACAACATGACTATCGTTTAGTGCGATAACTTGAGGATCTAACAACCTAATGTTTTTTACCTTGGTCTTAGTACTATCATCACAAAAATTACTGACACATTTTAATAGCCAATCTTTAGTTATTTTTTTAAATATGATATTTCCATCATTATCCTTACTACATGTTTCTACTTCATCTGCTGTGACATTTACTTTAATAACTAATTCTTTGGGCGTAAAGCTCATAGTATTACCTCCTCCTTACTTACGTATGTATTGAGTAATGAGTCCATAAATTGCCTGATACGATAGCTCTCTCCGTCGTTTACTCTAATCATATGGTCAAATGCATCAGTGACAGAATCTAAACTGTGCGAATGTATATATCCTAATTCTTTTCTTAGTTCGAGGACTGATTTAATAAGCATACCTGTATCGTACATCTCCCATGGTGTGTACGACTCTAAATCGTACATTACCCCAGTCCAAAAATAACCTTGTTTATAACAAAACCCCATTGCTTCCAACAAATCTCTAAACGCTTTGCTTTTTTTATATAGCTTTCTAAATTTTCTGGCTACTGATTTGTTTTTAAATGCTATCATCTCATAATAAACCGCTGTTGTAGAAAACATTTCGTAGACTTCGCTTGTCTTGTCTAGTTCGCTAGCTCTAGACAACAATTCATCCACCTCATAACCAGTTGAATTATCGTTGATAAAATTTATTACTTGGTTTTCAAGAACTCTGTACTTTTTATCGAAACGTACTCTAAAATGGTGTTTATCATCTGACATATCTAGTAATTCCCCTAGAACTGTACAATCTCCCAACAGTTCATACTCATGGGGCATAAAGATACAGTCTAATATCATTTGATTTACTATGTTTGTAGCTTTGTAATTGGTAAAATAATCTATATAGTGACTAAGTACAGTATCTAAATCCATATACCCAATCTCTGCTAAATCCTCGTAATTACTATGTATATCCTCTATGGTCCTTACCCTAACAATCTCATTATTAGTAAAAAGTAGGCTAGTTGCTAGCGCCTGTACAAGAGGACTATGACACCCTAAATAATAGTTATCATCATGCTTGATATTAGTCGTAAAATACGCTTTCAAATCGCTTAACACTCTGCACACCTACTTTCATATTTTGCTCCAATAAAGAATTACATATTTCTAAAATGCTAACCGCCATTTTTGCGTTTGTGACCAAGTATTGGACGTTACCTTTAGCAACCTGTGTTTGACATGAATCGTCTAGCGGATGGATGTCATTATCTAGTTTGTATTTTTGACTCCTCAGTACACCTCTTATTTGCCCATTACTCTTAGCTGCTACATACACATTACCCTCATAGGCACCATTCGCAGAATCTATATATATTACATCTTTTAGCTTGTTAAATGTAGCCTCTAATATCTTTCTGGTGTTGTCATTATCAACACATCCGATAATAACTACCACCTCATGATAAGCGTGGTCTTTTATCTTTTGTAACAACTCATCTTTTGTTAAATAAATATCCATTGCATAAGTTGTTGTATCATATAAAGTGTTTATCTTACGACTTAATGCATTTGCTTTATTTTCGGCTACATCCTGCATCTGATAGGTTTGTCTTGCTATGTTTTTGGTCTCAACAGTGTCGCCATCTATTAGCGTTATCTTGTCATCTCTACCAACCAATAATTTAGGGAGGTCTCGAGCCAATAAGGATCCAGTACCTCCACACCCAACTACGTAAAAGTGTAGTCTCATAACAATTACCCTTTTTTAAATTGTTTAGCTGTGGCCACAAGCATATTGTCGTCTTTGATCATGCTATATGTCATCTCACCTGCAAACTCATAATGACGATGGTCCAACATAGTTTTAGTAATCTCGTTTTCTGCGTATTCTTGGCCATCAACAAACCCATAATTAGTAATATCAATCTCACGACCCTCGGTATAAAAATTAAAAGGATATGTAAATTTAATTTCTTTTGGCTTCGTAGTTTTCTTTTTACTTGGGGTTTTCTTCTCATTCTGAGACGTTTCTACTGTTTTGGTATTGTTGCTTGTCTTTTCTGATTTCGCTTTTGTATCAGCCGATTTTGGCTTTTTTTCTTTTTTTGGTTCTTCTTTTTTTTCGGGCTCTAACAACCCAAACAAATCAATACTCATTTATAATGCCCTCCTTTGTTATTTTTGCTTGTTCACGTAGCCCAATTTCTTCGAGGGTTATGTGCAATCCTTCTTGCTTCCCGTAAGTTTTTACAACAACAAACTCTACGACTTGATTATCATCCTCATATGCTAAGTTGTTGAGCGAATCCAACACTACTTTTAGCACATTATCAACATCTGGTTTAACAGTGGGAAATAGCTCTCTCAGGAATGTCAGTTCTTTTTTAAATGCACTCATGCTTTTTGGGTGTTCACGGTATAATGACAATCTAAGCCTTATTGCTTTATTTGACTTATAATTACTTACTCGTATATATTCACGTTGTATTTTTTTTTCATAATTCACCGTTTCTTCTGGGGTATATGTTCTTACGTATTTTCCGACCCTCGTAAATCTTGGGCGACCTTTACCATGTATTTTACCTGGTACAAAAAATCTAACTGTTTGTAAATCGATATCATCAAACTTGCATTGGATCATATTCTTCTACCTCTTCGACTTCTGCTGCTACTTCCTCGACCGTGTCTGTTAACAACTCATCCATGTACTCCTCATCCTCTTGTGCCTCAGGTAAATCCATACGCTTTTGCACTGATGTAGCTATTGGATTATGCTCTGTGTTAAAAATCAAATCCACAAACACCTTAACCCTACCGTCTTCCGCTACATCAACATTTTTTGCCACTAGGTAAGAATCGAGCGTGTGAATTTCGACATTGGCATATTGTTTAAGATACTTAACATCATCATCCATCATCCACAACCCTGCTTCGGCCACGATTTTAGCTATTTTTAATCCATCCTCTTTTGATAACTCTAGCTTGTAATTAGTTGATCTTTCGCATATGTACAAAAAACTAACTAATTCTCTTTTTTCCGCCTCTGCCAATGGTTGGTCTGTTTTAAATTCTTGCAGGTAATAGCTGCTATCAGGATTCAATTTGATGTCATAAAATGTATTTGCAAAATTATAACCATCTGCGATAAGCTCCGTTTCATACTTAAATATACCTGCGTAGTGTCCTGCTGCGAAAAATAATCTACCACTATCTGCAAAAAGGCTTGTCCTCCCACCAGACTTTGAAAATACTGTGTATGCTATCTTTAAAAAATTATATAAATGTTTCTCCTCTTTAGTTATTTTCATTTTTGTTTATGTCTCCATTCGTTTAATTTAGCTTCCTTGTATTCACTATCGGTCATCATCACTCTAAATCTTTTGCTGTATCTAACGACTTCGTGACTATTACGATCCATATGTAATTGTTGGTGCATTCCTCTGACCTCTTCAATGTCTGGTTTAGTTTTGAGAAAAGACAGTAATTCATTGGCCATGTCCTTATCCGTAAACGTAAAAGGAAATACCTCCTTGCCCTGAAACCTCACCCATACATGATACGAATCACTATTGCGAAACATACGGACATCAAAGTCAGTACGGAGCTCATCAAGGATCATTGATATAGTTGGGATGTAGGATTGCGATTTTGTTAAATTTTTAATAGCAACAAGAACACTGTCTTTATCGTACTCGTTTAACATGTCCAACCAAGCATCGATAGTCTTTGTGTCAATTTGTAATTTACTTTGTGGATGTAAATTTTTAATGGTATTCAGGATTTCCCGAATTTCCGATTTATTCAAAATTAGTTACCTCCCCCGAATTTCAAACTTTCGTTTATTTTTCCACCTGTTGAAATCTGCCTCATACACATACTAATCTAATGTGGAAATTTGGTGAGTAAGTCTATTCTTTATATTCTTTATATTCTTAGTATTCTTGATATATAGTAAGAGTGTAACTGACAATTACAGTTAGTGTAATTACTGGTTACAGTTAGTGTAATTACTGGTTACAGTTAGTGTAATTACTGGTTACACTTCACTTTGATTTTTCAAAGATTTTTTCGCCAAAATTATCTTGATATTTTGAATAGTTAAGTACCCTTATAGTTGTATTTTTTCCATCTTTTTCAGTTTTAATAACTCCGTCGTTTTTTAGGATATTCAGACATTCATATATTTTAGGCCTTCCTCTTTTTAAGATTTTGGCCATTTCCACAATAGTGATTGTAAAGGTGCCCTCATCAATATCTCTACGTTTGTCTCTAGTATAATCTTTTTCTGCATTAAGCAGGCAGAAGAGAAATACTTGCAAAACATAGGGATTGTTGAAATACTTCCAATCTTCAATTTTTCTAAACACTTTTACATACCCTACCTTTTCTTTTTCTTCTGCCATTTTTCCTACCCTTTACTAAGCCATTGGATTGTAATCCGTTTGTACCTCTGTTTTTGTTTCTGTGTTTAATGTATCAGTTGCATTTGATATATCTACCGATAAATCGCTAGTGCTATCTATGTAATCTTTGCTGCCATCCTCATTAATTACTGCCATGTCGCTTTGGTAAGCGTTTTGCATATCAATTGACATAATTCCCCATTTAGAGATTAGCTGTCTAAGCATTGTCTTATACGCCATTGCATCAAAGTCTTTTCGCCAAAAGCTACTAGGACTATTGTAGGCCTTGGAGTATGTTTTAGCATGTATCTCCATCTTTTCTCGAGACCAGTACATCGTTTTACGGAATCCAGATACATACTCAAACATTGCATAATACCCTATTGTTTTAGCCTGTTCACGTTCTAGTTCATTGTCCATAAGTGCCACTTCAATTTCTTCATTTAATGGATCATATCTGATTAATTCCCCCTCTTTGATGGCCACTACATTTAATTTCTTGTACTGTCCACTGCGGATGGCTAATTGTATATAACCTTTGTATCCTAGCTGAAACTGGGCCTTATTACTATAAGGAACCATGTAGTATTGTCCTAGCTGCGGACTAGGAGATAGTTTTAAGCTCTCCCCTAGCATGGCACTCGATAAAATTGAACTAAAATCACACTGACTTAATGCATTATTTGCTGATACAGCACTGATGATAGATGTAATAAATCTTTGACCATCTTTACCTCCTACCATGTCATTTACTTTGTTTATTACCGTAGGGGATGTCATAAATCCACTAAATGTTGAACTTTTACCCTGTTGTGTTATTTGATTTGATACTGCCATATGTATATCCTCCTAATTGTTATTTATAAATTCTTTCATGCATTTTATGCTGCAAAACTCGTACCAATCTCCATCAATATATTTGATGATCCATCCTGCATTCCTTAGCTGCTCTTTGATGTCTGTATAATTGGTACTGTCAACTGTCATACTCGCCCTGCATTTATCGCATTGCGCTTCGCACGTCCAAAATGTAAAATCTATATCATTCACGATTATCATTTACCATGTCACCTTTATATTTAAAGGATGGATTGATTTTTTCTAAGACTTTTAAAAATAAGCTGAATGTTTTAATCGCTTTAAAGTTACCCTCAAACGTATACTCGTATTTAAAAATCCTATCTTCTGGAATATTGTCTGGGCATTTTTGAATGTCAATACATATCATCTTTTCGGATGTGCGAGCGTATATTTCGCCAGTCTTATCATCAGCGTGCAACACTTGGTCGCTTCCTTGGGTCTGTGCAACGTTTTCGCTAGATGGTATATTATCTATTGCCTGCGCCGTTTGTTCTTCTAGCACCTCTTTTTTTATTGTTTCACGTGCTTCATCTACTGCTTGAGCCTTTTGTTTATCTAATGATGCTTTTATTTGTTCCGCATCCTCCGCTATCATGGTAACAATGTCAGCTAACTCTTTACCATTTTTGTATTGCTGTATGTATCGGCTGTTAATCATTAAGCCATCAGGTAATTTATGTGTAGCTATCATTTGCTCTATGGTTTTAATTGCCTCATCATAGTTCTTTTGTTTCTCAATCAAAGCATGAAACAAAGCATTTGCCTCTTCTCGAAAACGTTTCTCCGTGCAAGAAGAATTTGACCAAGCATCGTTGTACTCGAATTGGTCTGCAAACTCTTTTCTAAGGTGATTTTGTTCGATTAGCACAGTTTTTAACTGCTCGATTACTGCTAGTTTTTTCTTTTTACGTTCCTCTTTTTCATCATTTTCAAATTTTGATATCTGGTCTTTTAGCGTTGTGACAGTAGTAGTAAAGGCTTTTAAAATTTCGGCCACGTCATTGACAAAGATATCAACCTCTTTGTTAGCTGCTTTTTTTACATCTATTTTATATCGATTGATACTCTCACTACTTTTATTTAAGCGAGTAACTAATTTTTTTATATCTTTATAATTATCAGCTGTTACTACTGTGTCTTTATACTTTAATATAAATGGGATTACCTGGTCCTTGATTAAGGCTACGTTACTGTTGACTTTTGCAGGCTCAATAGATTTGACCTCAAATTCTGGCATATCCTCTGCATTTGTTACAATGCTTTCTTCTACTGTCGTAGTTTCTGCATCAACCACATCACCCATAAATGCAACAATATCTACCAATGTATATTTTTGCCTGTCTATGTCCGTTAGCAATGTCCAGTAAATACAACTATCGTCGTTTCTGTAGATGACAAATGATGCCACCTTTTTTTCATCTACTGGATACCTCATGTTTCCGGCTGCTGTCCCATCTAGTAAAAATAAATTATTCTCGTTCATCCATAAGCACAGCTTTTCAAAGTCATCTTTTCTAGTAATGATTACACCTACGTAACCTCCTAAAAACTTATTTTGTAAATCCGTCATTATACAACTACCTCCATTCCTGTTTTGTGTACATCAACTTTTTTTAATTTTTCCGATGCAAAGATGCTAGTTTTGCCGGAAAATACACCTTTTATTTTTGTGCGTGCACGTGTACCTATAATCCTTTCTTCTTCAACGACCCAGAATTCAAACGGATACTTTTTAGCCTCTGGACAATCTAATAATATGACTACATCACCAACCTCTAAAGGTTGCTTATTAATATCTTTCATCAAAACATTACCTCCTCAAGTTCCCTTATTTTTATCAAGTCTTTATAGCTAGGCTCCCAGTTTTGCACAAAGTCAGTAGCCCTATCAAAGTCCTTAATCCTACATTGATTACGTGTTTTAATGCCGATGTAATCGTTTAGGTCACGGCTAATAGCACGGTATAGTTCACCAATCTGTTTTTTAGAAAAATGGATATCATGGACCTCTCTTACCTCGTTTACTCTGTTACCTACCAATTTATTTAGGTAACCGTATTGACTAGGGGATAAAAATACATTTTCCTTTAGGTCTCTTACATCAGTCTCGATAACCTCAACTTTCTTACTTGTATTTTTTTGTGCTTGGAACATTAGCTCCAGAACTTTCATTGGGTCTTGAGGCACTTGGTATCCACCAGTTTTACGGATAGATGGTAATACCTCGCTTGTCACCCACCTCTTAAATTTTTTAGCATTAGGTAATTTGCTAGATAATATTAAGCTGTATAATCCTGACTCGTTAATAATTGTTAAACCTCTATTAGGGATTTCTAAAGTCGTGTTTTGCGACCTTTGAATTACTCGTCTATCATCCTCATCGACATGCTTATTGATTGCGTCTTTAGTATTTGAATATCCCAGTACATCTGCTACATCTTTACCAATAAAATATGGTTCGTCATCTATAATCAATGAACGAACTTCATTGTTTTCAAATTTAAATATTTGTAGATTGTTCACAAATCCACACCTCCTATATTGTTATTTTTTTGCTTAGAAATATGGGCTCTTTTTTATTGCAGACCATATCCCAAAATTCTATTTCTTTTTTTTCAATGTGCTCTAAATCTTGCACAACATCATCTCTATTGATTAATACCACTCTTGTTTCTTGCTGACCAAGATCACTCTTCCAGGGGAAATCTAACAGTGCAAATACAACAACAAAATCAAATCCAGTTACATTAAGATAATGTAGACACTGACAGTAATATTGATTTGGCAATGTGTCATTTTTCCAATCCCCTAACATGTTCATGTGATGGATTGTCGTTGTCTTTCCTTCATAAATACCTATTCTACCTGTAGCTTTTTCCACTAATGCACCATCCAAGTTAGCTCGCATATATGGATATTTTTTGCTTGCTAAGCTGATGTCCTTTGTATCAATAACATCATATTTATCTATGTACAATTGTTTAAACATTTCTAGCATTGGTGCCTCTAACCTATTACCTTTACGTATCGCCTCGTTATCCACTTGCTCAGGCTTAACTTGGCCAGTTTTTTCGAGGTATAATTGATGCGGTGTTTTATATTTACTAATATTTAATATAGTAGCTACATCACTACCACCTATACCTTTAGACCTTAACGTGTGCCAATGTTGATTATCTTTTATATTTGTAATCTGACAATTTCCAAACAGGTTATTGTAATCATTCAGCTGACCCTCTAATTCCCGCAATTCTTTATTTAGATTTGCCAAAATCTCGTAATCTTCACTGTCTAAACTATCTTTAAATTCAACTACCAAAATCATATTTTTTAAACAACAGATACGATCCTGTACTTCTTTTAATTGTACTTCTGGCATTTGCACTCACAACCACTTCCTTTATTGAAAATTTCTTTATCAATTTGTTTGGAAAATTGCTCGAATTCATTTGTCATAATCATTGAAACAAGTGGCCCTACTTCAAACAAAAGCTCCTTCAGCCTTTTTTTAATTATTTTTTCCATTTTTTCTTTAAATTCCTCGTATGTTATTGATGACATGATATTCTCCTTTAATTAGTTTTACTGTTATACAAATCTTTTATTTCCTGCACATTTGACTGGCACATTTGGTAATTGGATAATATATTAGTAATCCTAGCCTCATACCTAACTATTGATATGACTGATAAGACAATAATTACAAGAATAATCTCCAAGTGCCATTGCTTGATTAACTCCCTCATTTTTGACATCTCCTTTTTTGTGATGTATAATTAATTTGATATTTTTTCTTAGTCACCTATTGGCGTAGGTGATTTTTTTGTCTCACAAGAACCAACAATCCCTATTTTATAGTCCATAGTCCAACGACCATCTTTAAATTCCAGTTTAAATTCCTTGATTGTTCCCGTAGAAACATCAACATTGTCGATTCGAAAAATTCCGTGTGGCAAATCCAGCCTAAAACTGTTAAAGTGTCTTATTTCTTTTATTTTAGGTTTTGTTTGTTTTATTTTTAACTCGTCAATTGTTACTGATTTATATTTACCTGGACGATCGTGAGAGCGTCCTCGTCTACTATGGCTAAGTGATAATCCAAACTCACTCATAAAACCAAAAGCTATTTCACAAGGTGTTTGTGGTATGTAATTTTGTATAAGATCTCCATCGTTCCACTTTAAACCCTTTGCAAACTCACAAAACTTACGATACTCCTCTTCATTTTCTACCCATACTGCAATTTTTTTATTTTTAAAATCCTCTAATGTGTATTTCATAATGTTCTCCTTTTTTAATCTTTAAATAACCAATACGCTAAGTCTGCTATTGCTACTACTAATGCGACTATAGATATAATTAATGCGGGCATAAGGTCTCTCCTTTCTGATTTGTCGTAAATTGTCACCTCTGTTATAATTATTTTTGAGAGAAAGAAATTTATAACGAAAGTGAGGTGGAAAAAATAATGTGGTATTACGTAACAACTATTTTTATATTATTTGTCTTTTATTACAGCAAGAATGTTGCAACACACATCATAAAAATAAACCGATTAAGCAATCTATTAAATGAAATTGGTGCAGTTTGTAGTAGCGTTGAAAAAGCAATAGAGGACATAAGGTCTAACAGAGGTTATATTCTAGACACAAGTCTTTATGAAAAACATAGTAATGACGTAAGGAAACTAATTCCTTTAATGGATAAAATTGATGAATTTACATCCTCATGGTTTACTAGTCGCTTAGAATATAGCGCCTCTAATTCAACTAATTTAAGAAGTGCTTATGATATATATAATGACCTGTTAACTGAATATGATATTTTAATAAACAGATTAAATAGAGTTTTTAACCCTAAGTATGCATTTAGAGATACATTTTTAACCCCTGCTAAAATTCTGAACTACTTCGGTATTGATTTATCAACATTCCCAAGCAGAATTTTTAGTTTACTTTCTTGGATCCTTGCTGTGTATTCTTCTGAAGTTAAAGACTTCATTTATGAATTAATCAAGAATATTTTTAATACATAAGAATGTTAATGAAAGTAACACTTTTCTTTCATATAATGATATTAGTGCGTTTCTTTCAAATACAAACATTATTATTAGCGTTAACAATATACTCACCATGGTAGTTTTATCTTTTTGTTTCATACGAACTACCTCTTTAAAATTGTTTTAACAAGATTATCAACTGTGTCACTATCAATTTCCCAGTTGTACTGTTTTAAAGCAATTTTTTTTATTTCCCTCAACAATCTTCCAAATAACCAAGATTGGAAGGTTTTCCATATCAACAACAATGTTAAAATAATTAATAATATCGTCATCCTTTTCTCCTTTCTTTAAATATCATTCTATGTAGGCAGTCCGAGAACCACCTTTAAATAAATATATTGGTACTATCTTTTTTTTAACAACGCATCCACATCATCTTGTGATAGATTAAATTCCTCCTTAACAACGTGTAACGGTAATAAGCTCTCGTCATATGTTAATTTGTGCTTTGTTTTTAACCTTTTTATAGTTTTATAAATAAATTCTTTTGAGCTAAAAGGAAACAGTCGCTGTAGAGCTTTCGCGTTTAACATTTTGTGCCTCCCTCTCATAACTTACGGTCGTACTTACGTAATACGCAAGGTCTTTGCAAAAAAATATAGGACCGATATCTTGAGTTGGAATATTTAACGCTTTAGCAAGTTTATCCATAACAGATGAGGTTGGTCGTATTTTTCCTTTAAGTACCTTAGATAAGGTATTTCTATCTATACCTGACTTGACGGATAGCTTACTAATTTTTTCTAAATCATTCTCAATCATTAATTTTTTAAGCTTGATCAGATCTACTTTGTACGTCATTTAATCACTCCTTTCTTACGTTATCCGCAAGTTAATAGTATCATCCAAGTGGTACAATGTCAACACTAAATTGCAAATTGCGTAAGTTTATTGTTATTAAGCACAGTTAATTAAGCGTTTTGCGTAAGTTTTTATTGCATTAATAGTAATATTATGATATTGTTACCAATATAAGGAAGTGATAACGATGGCAGTTTGGAACGAAAGAATAAAGAAAAGAAGAAAAGAATTAGGGCTCACATTAATTGAGGTTGCAGAAAAACTCGGTGTAAGTGAAGCTACAGCGCAAAGATATGAAAGCGGAGCTATCAAAAACATACCTTATGATAGTATGTGCCTTTATTCAGAAATATTAAAAACAACCCCTACGTACTTAATGGGTTGGGAAGATCTGGAACAAGGGACAAAAATACAAGAGGATGATTTAGCCAAAGTTGGCACTACTCCTGAAAAAATAAAAGACGATATCCTTAATTTAAAACCATTTGACAATATAGTTGATGCTATTACTTTTATTAAAGATTATGAGGTAAAGTTTTTTTTGGAACTAGATCTTAGTAATAAAACGGTTGATGACGTTGTTAAGCTTGTAAATAATATATTAAAGAGCACGCAAGATACAATAAAAAAAGAAAGAAATAGATAAACACACTTATATAGTGTTTATATAAAAAAAGAAAGTATGGGGAAAGAGGGAAAAATGAAAACAGCAGAAGAAATGATAAATCATGTTATAACAAACAAACTCGGAACAGGTTTCACGAAGTTTTGGACCATAAAACATTTTAGATTGATTGCCAATTCTTTAGGCGAGGAAGAAGAGGTTTTGACTTGTTTTGTCGGTTTACATAATTATATAAGCGCCATGAAACATAATGGTAACTTTGCATTTGCGGTAACTAATAAAAGAATTATTATAGCTCAAAAAAAACTTATTGGGGAAAGTTTCCAGACGGTGCTTCTTGAAAATTTAAATGACATCACATTTAAATCTGATATACTTTTTGGATTAATTACCTTTGATACAATAAAAGAAGTATTTAGTGTCAAGGTAGATAAAAAACAAGCTGAAAATATTAACGACATCATACACAAAATACTAATTGAAGTAAAAGATAAAAAATTAGGGAACGGTGATGTTAAAACATCTATCGAAAGTGAATTAAGACAGTTTAAAAAACTATACGATGATAATGTAATCACTCAGGAAGAATTCGAATTAAAAAAGAAAGAATTGTTAAAATTATAAATAAAAAAAGACCACTGCTGGCAACAGTGATCTAAAAGTGTACTTGCAATACACTTGCATGATAAAGATTGATTCTCGGTCAATTCCTTTTATCGTGCTCTATTATACCATAATTAATATAAAGGAGCAATTAACACATGGCAAAAGAATACAAAACTAAGACATTAAAAAATGGCGAAAAGAGATATATATTTGACGTTAATTTAGGCTATAGAGCAGATGGGACTCGAATTAGGACAACGGTTAATGCTAAGTCAATTAAAGAGGGACGAAAGAAAGTTGCAGAGTTAACATTAGGGCAAAAAAAAGTTTTCGATGGTAATTCGATGTTATTTAGCGAAGCTTATGAATTATACCTAATAGATTGCAAAAAAAAAGGCCAAAGCGATACTACTTTAGAAGCGAAAAAAAATACATATAGAAAAAGGTATAGAAATTTTGAGGAAATTAAAATAAAAAAAATAAATGAAACGGATATTTTAAAATTTCAGGAGGACTTATCTAAAACTTTATCCTCAGGGACGGTAAGAGTTATACTCTCCTATTTAAATGCATTTTTTAATTGGTGCCTCAAAAAGAAAATCTTACAAGACAACCCTTTTAATTATATAGATAAAATACCTAAACAAAAAAAAGAGCTATCATTTTGGACGGAGGAGCAATTCCGAACTTTTATTAGCGTTGTGGATGATGACTATTTTAAATTGTTATTTACTACACTGTTTTATACTGGACTCCGTAAAGGAGAGATTTTTGGACTATCTTACAATGATGTCAGAGGTACTAACTTATATTTGTCAAATACATTAAAATATATCCCAGAAAGAGGATTCTATTTATCTACCAAATTTAAAACAGACAGCTCTAAAAGGATCGTACCTCTCCCTAAATGGTTAGATTTAGGGAGTGGGAGTGGATTAATATTCACCAAACATCAAGGTAATATGGGATACTTTATAAAAAAATATGCACAACTTGCCAATGTACCTGTTATAAGATTACATGATTTCAGACACAGCTACGTTGCTATGTTAATAAATAAAGGGGCAGATATATATACTATATCTAAAATGGTAGGTCATACTGAAATCGGAATGACTATAGGCACTTATGGTCACCTTTACCCTGATAAACGGCAACAAATAACAGATATTTTCGGTGATGGGAGTTAAAAGGATTAAAAAATGGTTATAATTCACATTTTAGAGCCATTTTTTTTATTTACAAGAAATAAATATGGTATAATTATTTTGGTTAAAGAATTATATTATTTATTCCTTTGCTCAGTATATATTAGTCCATATATTGAGCATTTTTGTTTTCCAATTTAGCCACCCCCTTTCTTTTGATATTTCTCTAATTAGTTATCCCCAACTACCCTGTTCACTTACCATCATCTCTAAGCGGTAATTTCAAAAAGTTACTATTCTAACTTTCTAGAATAACAAATTAAATGCTGGTGGGCATAAGATGAAAAACTATTTTGTTTTGTCAATTCATCTTCTCCTCGATAATAGATTAACACATTATCGTTAACTCGTCAATAAAATTGTTAAATGATGTAATTTGTTTGTAAATATGACATTGCTGGAAAGTACCTTTTAATAAATACTATAATATAAAAACACGCCAAATCATAAATCTATGCTTTGACGTGTTTTTTCAATTTGGAATAAATTATAATATTCCTATTTATTTTTCATATGTGGGAATAGAATAACTTCTCTAATACTCTCTTGCCCAGTTATTAACATAACTAGTCTGTCAATACCCATACCCATACCACCAGCTGGTGGCATACCATACTCTAGAGCTTCTACATAATCAATATCCATTTCATTAGCTTCCTCATTACCTAACTCTTTTTCTTTAATTTGATTAGAGAACCTTTCATATTGATCAATTGGATCATTTAGCTCTGTAAAG